CTGTTTACTAATTGTTCCATCACCCACATACGTTCCTTTAGCCATCTGAGGAACATCAGAGGATAGCGCATATTCTGAGTGTAGTTTACCACCAAGAAACTCAGCGTTTCCATCTATGGAACCTGTAATGATTCCCCGGTCATTACGTACAGGTATTGTATTAGGCGTGGATAGCGTTGAAGTCGTGTAACCATTTAATGAATCAGCCGATCCCGCAGAAGACACAATCCACTCTTCGCCATTAAAAAGCTCCTGTTTATTAGTCTTTGGATCGATCCAAATCGTTCCCGATTCTGGCGCAATAGGCTTTGTCTCTGTAGATATTGTATAAAGTCCGTTAACTTTTCCATCGAGACTTCCTTTCACTTCAACGGAATTAGAGGGGAGGTAAGGATTTTCGTTTGGATGAAGAGATTTTACAATGTCAGATCCAATAAACTGAGTTATCTCTATGTCTGCATCAACTCGTCGATAGGCTTGAATGCCAATGGTGTAGTACATATTGGAGGGGAGTCCTGTAAATGTAGCAGCTCGTTTGTCATACTTTACATTCTTCAGGTCTTCACTTGCCATTTTTGAGCCGAAAACATATTCTTCATTTTTATTGCTTCCATGGAGATATATTTCAAAACCATCAATATTGTATTGATCTTCGTCTGATTCAACATAGTCCCATTGGAAAGTTACATCAACAGAACCATCATCATTGGTTGTATGAGAAATCGCAGTTCCGTCCTTTGCTATAATAGGGGAGGCTGGTTTAACAGCAATCCTGTCATTGCGTAGGTTGAAGTTTTCAGTAACCTCATCGTACTTGATTTTTCTTTTGTTTGTCTCCGTGCTAATTTTATTTGTTCGATAAACTGTTTTCAGCATGTTCTCAAAATCCGATGAAGCGCGTTTACCGTTTGAAACTGTAACGCTCAAGTTAGACTGTTCAAAATCAATCGAAATAGCTGTTATTGTTGCTTTTACATCGGTATAGAAGCTTTTCTGTTGTACCCTTACGATGTCGCCAAGAGAAAACCTGTCCCAATTATGTTTTTCACTAATGCAATTGAAAAAGTTCACTAAACCTAATGCTAGATTAACAGCTGGTGCATTTCGGTTCTCAAGTTCTTCGTTTGCAGCGTCATATAATTCATTCTCATCAAAGATACTGTCATTAGACCATTCGGCTGTAATAATGTATTTTGAAAGTTCTTTCTGGAGTTCAGTGCTGAAGTTCTTTTCAAAAGACAGTTTATCTTTAAGGGCGGTAATCTGTGTTGAAATTTGTGTAATAGAAGCTTGTATTGCTTTAATTTCTTCTTTTTTTGATTCAACTTCTTTTGATTTAGCATCTCTTTGCTTTATTAGATCAGTAGTATCATCGCCGGCTTTACTTGCAACTGTAATCCTGTCCAATATCTTTTGGAAATCAAGCTGTAAAGTATATAGGTCATTATTCGATGCTGTTTCTTTTTCCTCGGCTTTCTTTTTCTCATCTAAAAGTTTGTAGAAAGAACTGCCTTCATTATTAACCAGGTCGTTGTAATCTAAAATTGCATGACAAAGTGCATCAGACATGTAGTTGCTTCTTTGGATTACATTTCGTGTCTGGTCACGCTGAAAAGGGTAGAGGAAGTACGAAAAATCGTCTATGTATGATTGTCCGGTTGGATTTACGGAGTTGATGCTTAATCCATCTTTGCCTGTAGCATAAATCCTTGTAACGACATCATCCATATCCTCAATGTCATCCAGAGAAATCATATATTGGGCAGGGGTTATTTTGAGACCCTTGTATTTAGACACATCAGATTCTTTGTAAAAATCAACAGTACAGTCAATTGTATTAAAGACAGGAATTGCTTCGAATTTCTCACAAATCGAATACATAAAATCAAGCTTGTTTGAAGAAGAAATATCAAACTGTCTGTATTTTAAATTGAAGAGGGGATCAATGAAACCAATAGACCATTCAGTATTTTTTAGGCAGTCGGTAGCGGCCTCTTTAAGATTTTTCGAAGTTTCTTCATACTTAATGACACCTTGCTTAGAAAGTACATATTGAAGTGATTTGCATTCAACCTGGATAGTGTCCATATCATTGCTGTATGATTTGGTTTTCTTGACTACTGTAAACCAGATTGTAAGTCCATAAAATTCTGATTTTATTAAGTACCAAGGCCTCAGTAAATCAACAATATGATTCCGTTTATTTACACCATCGTAAGTAGCAGTTAAAGGGATTGAGAATGTTAATTCGTGTACATTACTGCCATGATTGAGTGTTACCATAGGATTGATTACTTCATCAATATTTGCGATCTTTGTTTTATTTGGTTTAGCTAGGGAAAGACGAATATCTTTAATTTCCGTGTCTTTACGAATTGTAATCAAATGTCTAACCCCTCCTACAAATACTTGTATCTAAATGAAAATCTTAATTTACAATTGCCTGTAACCTTTAATCTGTTCCTTCCAAATCCCAATCTCAAGTACTGGTCATTAAAATCGTCATAGCGCTCATTGCCATAAAGATTAGACTCAATAATTTCTTTTTCGCCGTTTATTTTTAAGAGCTCCTTATCTTTCAAGTTGCTGAATAAAAACGGTTCGCTGAAATCACTGAGATTTTCGATTTTTATGTCACCATCACCAATTTTCAATATTTCTAAAGAGGGGAAGATGTTTACATCGCCTTTATTATGCAACTCAACAATTTCAGTACCAGAGGATATATCAAATGCATGAGTGATTGCATTTCGACTGTAAGCGTAAGGGGAGTTGCATTTCATAGTTAACCGGACGTAGCCATTACGAGCGGCATTATGAACTAAATCAGCTGTATCTACTGGCATTGCATAATAAACGATATCAAGGTTTTGGCTAAACGCAAAAGGCTTGTAATCATCTACACTTAACCAACGTTTAATTGCTCGTACATTCTTTTCATCAAAGTGATCACCGAGATAAAAATTCAATGGGAATTGCTTAGGTTCCTGTTTAACACCTTCAGTGTAGGGCTCAGGTCGCCCCTTTACATAAGTCTCATTAACTGTTCTTGAGCCTATAAACGGTTCTTCGACCAAGCCTGAATCAGTGTTAACATTTGTGACGCCATAGTCACTTGATTTTTCGTCATTAAATAAAAAATAGAGGCTTTCTCTAATCAATTTTTATCACCTCAAAAATAAGAAGAGCCAGCATATTAACTGGCTCATGAGTTGTTGAAATTTATGCCTTTGTTTTTAAGACCATTTGCAAATTTATTAAATACAAAATCAGCTGTTTTCTGAGGATTCCCTGATTCGTTAATGGTGAATTCAACTTTAAAATCATTGTTGTTTACAGTGCCATTTACTGACTTAGCTGCGTCAGGTGGGGAAGAGAGGTTTTGAATAGTCGGGATCAAACTATTAGAAAGACTCGATTGATTAATATTCGGAATTATTGATGGGATAGTTGTGATTCCTTTGTTAATCAAGGCTGCTAATTTTCCACCTTGCCCCCATTTAGGTGTCTCTTCACTTGGAGTATTGTTCTCACGTACAGCTTTTACTGTATCTAAGATGTTTGCAGTATCAGTTTTATTAAGGATAAGTTCTTTATCATGAAGGAAAGCGAGTTTACCTGCGCCTAGTCCTGTACCTGTATATCCACCCGATGCAAAAGAGGATACCTTTTTCCCAGTTTTATTACCTTTGGTCACAGTATTCAGGGCATTGGAGGCTTCTTTAAGCTTATCGATAAGGTTATTGGAGATGCTTTTCCCTATGGACTCCATATTGCTGTTAATGAACTTAGAGAATTCATTCAGTTGCTTAGCAATATCAGTAATCTTCCCATCCATTAGCTTTTTCTCAAGTTCCTTAAACCCACGCTCATCATTAACGAGATCATCGTATTTCTTGTTAATTGAATCTTCATCTTTTTGAAGCTGATCTTGTAGCGATTCTTTTCGTTTACTGTTTTCACGATCTTTAAGAAACTCATCTAATGCTTCTTGCTGTTCTTGAAGTTGCTTTTCTAAGTCTTTAACCTGTGATTTTGCTTCATCTGAGTCATCGAGAGACAGTTTATTTAGCTTATCTTTGGTTTCCTGAATAGCCTGATTCTTTTCTTTGAGCTCTTTTTGGTATTTAGCTTCATCATCAGTTTTATCAATCTCATCAATCAAGTCTTGCGTAGCTTTTTGGTGCGCTTTTAATTCAATATCACGCATCTTTTCGTACATCTCTTTATAGATGGAGACAACTTCATCAGCAAGAGATTTGTACACATCTTTGATTGATTTCTTTGTGTTGTAAAGCTCCAGATTGTAATCCTTCTGCTTATCTTTCCAATTTTCGATCTCCTCTGTGATTTGTTTCTGGATGTCAGGAAAGCCCTTTGCTGCTTTCTTTTGTGCTTCCAACTGTTTGATATACTTCTTCGCTTCAGTCTGTTGCTGCTGAATAAGCTTAATCTGTTGGCTATAATATTTAACCTTGTCTTTATCTTCCTCGGTCATGGATATTTTGTTGCTAACATCTTTAAGCTTAGATTCAGTTTTCTTGGTTGATTTCTCAATACCGTTAAGCGTTTCGTCAACTTTAGATTGGATGAGCTGTCCCTGAAGTTCTCTTACTTCTTCTTGAAAGTTGATGAGATCAATCTTAGCTTGTTTTAATTCCTCAGCAAGCTGTGCTCTTTGAGCAGCATTCAAAGTTTTGTTTGTTTTGATTTCTTTTTCAATAAAAGAAACCTTTTGACTCTGAATCTTTTGCTGTTCAGTTAAAGCTTTTTTCTGATCGTTTGTATACTTACGGAACTCTTTACTGTCGCTCAGATAGTGACTAGCGAGGGCTTTGTCTTTAGCGATTCTTACGTCAAAATCGCCAATACGCTTGTCATATTCATCGAGTTTCGATTGAACGATCTCATATCTGAGCTCTTGTATCTGATCGTTTACTGAATCAATGTCACCTTGGAGAGAGAGGAGGTCTGATTTAGCTTGTGCGATTGCTTGCTGTCGTTCTGCTTCAGCTTGAGATGCATCTGAAATAGATGTACCGACACCTTTTAAATACTTCTCAGGGTCAATCGTCTTTCCGTTTTCCTCAATTTGAAGATGAAGGTGATTTCCTGTTGAATTACCCGTACTGCCAACTTTACCGATGGTCTGACCAGCTTTAACAGTTTGACCGGCTTTAACAGAAGGGGTATCAAGCATATGCATATACTTAGCAACTTTTCCATCATCCTGCTGAATGACAACCCAGTTACCGGCAGTCTTGCTATAACCAGCAATTTGAACTTTTCCACTCTGAACCGATTTAATTGCGGTTCCAGCTTTTGCGGCAAAGTCTGTCCCTTTATGTGGAGTTGATCGGTAAGCGCCATCTTTCGCATTATATTTAGAACTTATTTTAAACGCACTGTTCTTCGTGTAGTAGCTTGCAATGGAGGAATTAGCAGAAGTCATTGACTTAGTGTAATTTGACATGATCTTCTGAACATAATTCTGCGTTTCCTTGAAAGGAGGGATGCCACCATATTTGATTACATTCCCAGGCCCTGCGTTATAAGCAGCAAGTGCTTTCTCAACATTGCCACCAAATTTACTTAGTTGTTGGGCTAAATATTTCGTACCACCCATAATGCTCTGATAAGGATCATAAACATTGTTTACACCTAAACTCTTAGCTGTGGATGGCATCA